ACCGGCCGGGACCTGATGCGTCGCGCGCTCCGCGTGCACAGCGCCGCGGTCAGCCGTTGCCCGGTCGGCACGCCGGAGTCCACCCACAAACCCGGCTACATCGGCGGGCGGTTGCGTTCCAGCATCACCTGGGAGGTGGTGCGGGAGGTAGGCAACCTGTCAGCGAAGGTCGGGACCAACACCGAGTACGCCCCGTTCGTGGAGCTCGGGACGAGGTACATGCGCGCGCAGCCGTACCTGGTGCCGGCCCTAGCCGCAGGGGTGTGAGGAGCAGGCCATGAAGAACTTCGACACGGCACGGAAGCTGCGCGGGTCGCGGCCCGCGGCAGACCGCACGTTCGTGATCGGCGGGCAGTCGTTCATCCGGCGCGTGAACGTGCCGGCGGACGTGATGACGGTGCTCGACCCGATCAGTGGTGGTGGGGTGGCGGCCGGCGAGGTGCTGCGGATCGTGGACGGGTTGATCGGCGAACTGGTGGAGCATCCCGGCGCGACGCACTGGGCGCAGCTGCGAGCGCGCGGCGCGGACGAAGACCCGCTCACGATCGCGGACGTGATCGCGGTGATCCAGTGGCTGGTGGAGGAGGAGACCACGGTCCCTACGTTGGAGCCGTCGGCCTCTGGCGATGGCTCAGTGACCCTCGCACCTGGCGAGCCTTCGACGGGTACTGCGCCCTCCGTGGCGTCGATCCTGCCGATCTCCCCCTCGGACGACTTCTCCGCGCAGCGTACGCCTACCTGATCCGCGGGCACGACGTGGAGGGCGTCGAGGCGATCGACGCGATCCTGGAAGGCAGGGTGGTCGGTGGGGTGGCCGCAGCGCCGGCGCCACACTTCGAGCGGGAGTCCGTCGCGCCCGGTGGTGAGGCGTCACCGGCACCGTCCGTGTCGGCTGCGCTCGTGCCGCCCGTGAACGACCCGACTATGCTCTCCCTGATGGGGCTGATGGGGCGCGAGTCGGAGTTCTCCGGTGGCGGGTGAAATCGCCCGAGCGTTCGTTCGGATCGTTCCGAACACGACGGGGTTCCAGTCCAGCATCGAGCGGTCCACCTCCGGGGTCGGCAAGAGCGTAGGCGGGAAGATCGGGAAGGCGATGGCGGTCGGCATCGGCGGTGCCGTCGCCGCCGCCGCCGGTGGGCTGGCAGCAGCCACCACGCTCGCGATCGGCTTCGACAAGTCGATGCGCAACGTGAACTCGATCGCGCAGCTGAACGAGCAGTCGTTCAAGGCGTTGGAGAAGCAGGTGCTCGACCTGGGCCGCACCGCGGGGGTGGCACCGAAGACGCTCGCGGACGGGTTGTACGACGTGGTGTCGTCCGGCTTCAAGGCGAAGGACGCCATGAAGATCCTGACCGCCGGCGCCAAGGCCGCGAAGGCGGGACTGACGGACACGGCCACCGCCACCGGCGCCGTGACGGCGGTGCTGAACGCGTACCACAAGGGCGCGAGCGCGGCCGGCGAGGTGTCGGACGCGTTGTTCCAGACCGTCAACGTGGGCGTGATCGACTTCCAGACGCTGGCGCAGAACATCGGCGACGTGCTGCCGTTCGCGTCCACGCTCGGCATCTCGATCCAGGACGTCGGTGCCAGCATCGCGACGCTCACGAAGGAAGGCATTTCGGGCGCGGAGACGATGACCCGGATCAAGGCGGTGATGACCCAGTTCATCTCGCCGTCGAAGGATCTGAGCGCCGCGATCAAGGCGCAGGGGTTCGAGTCCGGCCAGGCGATGATCAAGAGCCTCGGCCTGCAGGGGTCGCTCGACCGGTTGTCGAAGTCCACGCACGGCAACGTCGAGGAGATGGGGAAGCTGTTCCCCGACGTGCGTGCGCTCGGCGGTGCGCTGGCGCTGACGGGGAAGAACTCGAAGTCGGCGAACGCGGACCTGGTGGCGCTCGCCAAGAGCCAGGGCGCGACGCAGAAGGCCGCGGAGGAGCAGGCCAAGTCGATCAGCGCCCAGTGGGACAAGGCGATCGGGAAGCTGCAGGCGTCTGCGATCACGCTCGGCACGCAGGTGCTGCCGGTGATCTCGGACGGGATCGGGGTGTTCTCCGACCTCACCGACAAGGTGTCGGAGCTGGCAGCGAAGCCGACGCTGAAGCTGAAGGCCGAGTTCGTGCTGGACCAGATCACGAGCGCGGCCGGGTCGATCAAGGACGCCATCTCGGGCGCCATCGACGAGGCGTTGAACGGCACCACCAGTGTCGGCGGTGGGCGGTTCAACGAGGCGATCGGGATGGTGGACTCGGCCAGCCTCACGCAGCAGCTGACGGACGCGTTCAACGGGGTGGACTGGGGCAGCGTCGGCTCGAAGATCACTGACGGGATCAAGAGTGCGCTGACGGCCGGCGAGGACGTGCTGGGGCCGATCATCGAGCAGATGAACGCGTCGGTCGCGGCGCACGCCGGCGACTTCGCGAACACCGGCGCTCTGATCCTCGCGAACATGGTGACGACGCTGACCGACCCTGCGTTTTGGGCGGCGCACTGGCAACTGGCGATCGGCGTCGCGATCGCGGTGTTCCCGGCCGGGAAGCTGCTGAAGATCGGCGAGTTGTTCCTGCGGCCGTTCGCGAGCATCGGTGCTCGCATCGCGCCGCTGATGAGCGCGGCCGGCGCAAAGGCACTGGTCGCGATCCTGGGGCCGCTGGAGACGTTCGGCGGCCGCGTCGGCCGGCTGCTGGTGACGGGCCTCTTGAAGCTCGGCGGTGCGGTGATCGGCGCGGCGCGGTTCCTGGGCGGCGGCATCATCGAGGGGCTGATCGGTCTGCTGCGCGGCGGGTCGGGGAAGATCCGAGGGGCGGTGCAGGTCGCGGCCCGCGTCGGCATCCTCGGCGCCGTGTCGGCGGCGGTGTCCGCCGCGGGGTCGCTCGGCCACAAGGTCGTGAGCGGCGTCGTGACGGGCCTCGGGAACCTGTTTTCCGCCGTCACCAGCGCACTCGTCGGCATCAAGAACGCGATCGCCAACGTCGCGTCGCAGGCGCTCGGGTGGGCGAAGGGCGTCGGCGAGTCGTTGATCTCGGGCATCGTGAGCGGCATCCTGAGCGCGCCCGGCCGGGTGGTGTCCGCGCTCGGAGGGGTCGTGTCGAGCGCGATCAGCAAGGCGAAGCAGATCGCTGGGATCGGCTCCCCGTCGAAGGTGACGGCGAAGGAGATCGGCGAGCCGTTGGCGCAGGGCATCGCGGTCGGCATCCAGAAGGGCGCGCCGCGCGTGTCGGCCGCGCTGACCGCCGCAACGAAGTCGGCGGTCGCGGACGCGAAGTCGAACCTGTTGTCGCTCACCAGCGGCCTCGGCGACGCGATCAGCACCATCATCGACGAGCAGGTGCGCCGGCGCCTGCAGCCGCTGCAGGCGCGGCTGGCGGCGTCGCAGGCGGCCGGGCAGGGCGCCGACCTGGCATCGCAGCGCGCCGACCTGCAGCAGCAACTCGCGACGGCCGTGCGCGGCGACAACGAGACGGACGCCGAGTTCATGGCGCGGCTGAAGGGCCTGCAGGCGCAACTGGCAGACCTCAACCGGCAGGCGCAGGAGGCGGCGCTCCAGCAGCAGATCGACAACATCCAGACCGAGGCGGACGCGCGGAAGGCCGCGATCACCCGGAACATCCAAGACCTGACCGCGATGTTCAACCTCGGCAAGATCACCGGCGCCGAGTTCACGAAGCAGCTCACCGCGATCCTGGCGAACAACCGGATCACGCTGGGAGCGGTCGGCAACATGCTCGGGTTCGCGTTCGCGCAGCAGTTCAAGGCGCAGATCAGTGACGTCACGACGCAGATCCAGACGCTGGCGGGGCTGCTCGGGATGAAGGGCGGCGGCGCTGGCGGCGCCGGCATGAACGGGCAGGTGTCGAACCCGCTGGACGTGGTGCGCGACCAGCTGCGCGACCGCAAGCAGCAGTTGAAGGATGACCAGAAGGATCTGCGCGAGGCGCGCAAGACGAAGACGAAGACGGACGACCGGCGTGAGCAGGCAGCTATCGCTCGCGACCGGGCGATGATCGCCGCGCTGGAGCGGGTGCTGCGGCTGGCTGCGGGGGTGCAGGTGGGACAGATCAACGTCGGGCAGGCACAGTCGGGGGATGACTTCCTGGCGGCGCTCGCAGCGATGGCGATGGCGGCGGAGCGGTGAGCGCGCCTGGGTTCCTCGCGGTCGGCGGTGTGGAGGTCGCGAACAACGCGCGCACCGTCGCGTAC